GTTCTGAGAACGGGATTATGCGGGTGGTCGGCACTCGGTACCATTTTGCCGATACCTATCATCTTATAAAGAAGCGTAAAACTTTAACCCCACGTGAGTATCCTGCCACAGAAGACGGCACAGCGAAAGGGAAACCAGTCCTGCTTGATTCCGAATCATTAGCAAAAAAACGCAGAGATCAAGGGCTGTATACCTTTTCCTGTCAGATGCTGCTTAATCCTGTGGCTGATGAATCGCAAGAACTGAAACCTGAATGGATACGATATTGGCCTGCTGAACATTGGGAAAATTTAAATCTCTATCTTTTTTGTGATCCTGCGGGTTCGAAAAAGAAGGGCAGCGATTACACAGTCTTTATCATTATTGGATTGGGCGAAGACCATAACTATTATATAGTTGACTGGGAACGGGACAGACTGAATCTCGTAGAACGTGCTGATGTTCTTTTTTCATTGCACCGGAAATACTTACCGATAGGTGTATATTACGAAAAATATGGAAAAGATTCTGATATAGAGCATTATCAGGATAGAATGAACAGGGAAAATTACAGGTTTGATATCAGGGAAGTCGGCGGCACAATATCGAAAGAAGACCGGATACGAAAGCTCGTACCGCTTTTTGAGCAGGGAAGATTTTACATTCCCGCTGTTAGTATGAAAAAAAACTCAGGGAGCAGGCTTGAGAATCTGACAGAAATATTTGTAGAAGAAGAATATAAACTATTCCCCTTCTCAATACATGACGATATGCTGGACTGCGCCGCAAGAATCCTTGACACGAAAACATCTGCTGCGTTTCCGCAGCCTGTTTTAAATCCAGATGACATAATTCCAGGTTCGTCCAGCACTGCTGTATCAGGATGGAAGTAAATATTATATATGACTACGAATAATAAAGAAAAAAAAATATTGGAATCAATGCGGAAGCGTCTCGATGCTTCAATTTCAGCTGAAGCTGATGAAAGAGAAAAAGGAACGAAGGATATCAGGTTTATCAACGGTGATCAATGGGAACAGTCTGTTGTCCAGCAGAGAGGAAAAGGCAGGCTATGCCTGACAATCAATAAACTTCCGACTTTTCTTGACCAGATTGACGGCGATATGCGGCTCAATACTCCTGGTATTTCAGTGAATGGCGTAGATGATCACGATGACCCAGATACCGCTGATGTCATAGAAGGTCTGATTCGTTATATCCAGCGTAATTCCGGTGCTGACAGGATTCATTCATACGCCGGTATTCATGCTGCTGCCGGTGGACGTGGAGCATGGCGGATTCTGACCGATTATATTGACGACGCCGGATTTGAACAGGAAATCAGACTAAAAAGAATAATAAATCCATACTCCGTGTATTTCGACCCAGCCGCTGAAGACGACAACAAACAGGACGGTCAGTATTTTTTCATTGTTACCGATATGTCGCGGGATGAATATCGAAATCAGTATAATTTTGAGCCGGTCGATTATGAAACTGACGGCAAGGAACTTGCCAACTGGCAGACTAAAACCACTGTAAGAGTTGCTGAATATTTCTGGAAAGAAAAAGCAGGCACGAAAACACTTTACCAGCTTGAAAACGGCGATGTAGTTGAAGAGAAACCGAAAAAATACCAGAAAAAAAGAACAGTGCCCATATACGAAATTAGATGGGCCAAAGTTGATGGAAAACGGATATTGGATGAAGGAAAAATTCCAGGCACAATGTTCCCAATTGTTTTATGCTGGGGAAAGCAGCTTTGTGTTAATGGAAAAATCGAATCCAGAGGCATTGCACGGCATGCTAAAGACGCCGTGAAAATGTATAACTATTTCCGGTCTAATGATGCTGAAAGCGCAGCGTTGCAGCCTAAACAGCCATATTTGATGCCTGATTCCTGCTTGGGAGCGTACAAGGAAATCTGGGATAAAGCCAATGATGAAAACTATCCATATCTGCCCTATAAAGTTGATGCAAACTTTCCCAACCTGCGTCCTGTACGTGAAAGACCACCTGTTTCTTCATCAGGCAATCAGGCACAGATAGCAATTGCCGATAGCGAAATGAAGGATACTATTGGTATCCAGGAGGCAGGTTTAGGGCAGAGAAGCAACGAAACATCAGGAGTTGCCATTCAGAAAAGAAAGCAGGAATCGGATACAGGCATGTTTGCTTTTATCGACAATCTTGCGGCTGCTATAGAAACTGAAGCCAAGATTATATTATCAATGATTCCAGAAATTTACGATTACAAAAAAAAGCTTCGTATTCTTGGAAAAGATATGAAGGAAAAAATAATATCTGTGAATGATGGAGCAGGCATTGATTTGACTACGGGGAAATATGATGTATCAATTTCAATAGAAGGCTCATATTCTACACAGAGAGAAGAGTTCCAAAAGAAAATAGAAACGCTTCTTCCGCACCTGAATCCGGAACAGATCGGAGTGATAGCGCATAAATTATTTGAAATGCAGGACGTGCATGGATTCAATGATATTGCTGAAATTCTGAAAAAATTACTCCCGCCTGAATTTCAGGATAGCACAGATAATCTTGATGAAGAGAGTGGAATGGCTGTTGAGTCTGCTGGGTTATTACCTGAACAGCAGGTTGCACAGGCGCAGGCACAGGCGCAGGCACAACAGATGCAGATGCAGCAGCAACTAACATTGGAACTTGAACAGATCAAGCTTGAACAGGAAAAAGAAAAATTAAAAGGCATTCAACTTGACAATGCCTTAAAAGAAAAAACCAAGAAAGAAGAAGTCAAGGCAATATTGGCGGAAATGGCAGAAGAAGAACGAAACGCTGTATTAGCGGCGGCAGAATAAAATAAATACTGGTGAAAGACCAGGCAATAGGAGAACAAAAAAAATGACTAAAAAACAGCCAGGCACAAGCACATCGCAAGAAAATGTTCAGGATATAGATACCGGCAAAGAATCTTTTTGTGTTGATAATGCAGAAACAGAACAGAAAACGGAATCGGAAACGGAACAGGAAACAGAATCGGAAACGGAACAGAAAACGGAACAGGAAACAGAATCGGAAACAGAATCGGAAACGGAACAGGAAACGGAAGAAGAAGAAGAAGAGCTGGAAAACGAATTACACTCCGACAAAGAGAAGCAAAAACTTCCCAGAGGTGTAGAAAAACGGCTTGCAAAGATGCGGAAAAAACAGGGTGATGCCGAAAGACGTGCAGAAGCCGCAGAAATGGAGCTTGAAGCACTGAAACGAAAGCAGGAGCTGGCCAAAAACACGGAAATCGGCGAAAAACCAAAGGTTGACGATTTTGAAACCGAAGAAGAATACCTCGAAGCTCTGGCTGATTACAAGATTAATAAAAAATACGCTGAGCTTGAAGCAAAAAAAACAGAACAGCTTGAAGCAAAGGCGGCTGAAGAACGAAAAATTATTGAAAGGCGAAAACAGGAAAAACTTCAGGAAAGCTTTGGCAAAGCAGCAAAAAAATATAAAGACTTTAACGAAATCGTAAAGGATGTTTTTATTTCCAATGCAATGGCCGAAGCTTTGGCTATAATCCCCAATGCCGGAGACGTAGCATATTATCTTGGTAAAAACCCTGATATTACAGAAGATATAGCCTCAATGCCAACAGTGGAAACCGTGTTGGCAATACAGGAAATATCAAGTAAAGTAAAACCAAAAAAAACATCAAAAGCACCTGCACCGATAAATCCTGTTAAAACACAGGGAGGAAATATAAAGACACCTGAACACATGACAATGAAAGAATATATAGAGTTCAGGCGCAAGCAGGGAGCTTGAAAGGAATAATAAAAAAATGTCTTTTGCAACAAATACTTTAGTATCATCTTCAATAGTTACAAAAGAATCGCTGCTTCAGCTTGAAAATCAACTGGGCATGGCGAAATTGGTTTATAGAGACTGGGAGAACAAGTTTGGAAAGGATGGGGAAACCCTTAGCATCCGAAAACCTAACGTTTTCAGGGCAACCAAAGCAAGAGTACGAACTAACAGTGCCTTAACTGAAAGCACCACTACACTTACCAGAGCAACACAAACGCATGTATCGTTTGAATGGTCAACAAAACAGATGACTGACACAATTGAAAGAATTAGTGAAAGATATGTTCAGCCTGCCATGTCAGCTATTGCCAATGTCATTGATGTTGACTTGTATGCACTGTATAAATCAGTATATAACCAAGTTGGAACGCCAGGTTCAGCACCGGATGGTTATGATGTTTTTGCCGATGCAAGGAGACGATTAAATGAAGAAGCGATTCCTTTAAAAAATCGGTTTGTTAACCTTAACCCCGAAGCAGAAGCAGAAGTCCTGAAAGGTTTAAAAGGACTCTTCAACGAAAAGTTGATTAATGATATCATTGCTGATGGAGCACTTGGCTCTCTTGCAGGCCTTGATTTTTACATGGCTCAAAATGTTCAGAATCATACTACCGGTCTTTTTTCAACTTCAGCTACACCTGTGGTGAATGGTGCATCACAGACAGGAGCAACACTTGTTACGGATGGCTTTAACGCTTCATCTTCTACGGTAAAAGAAGGTGATGTTTTTACCATCGCAGGAGTATATGCCGTCAATCCTAAAACAGGAGCGTCAACAGGTTCTCTCAGACAGTTTGTTGTTACGGCTGACACCACTTCATCAGGCGGTGCCATGACAATCCCGATTTCTCCGAGCATAATTGTAGATGGTGCATTGCAGACGGTTACAGCATCACCGGCTGATGGCGCAGCTCTTACTTTTGCAGGAACTGAAGATACATCTTATCCGGTAAACATTGCTTATCATAAGGATTGTTTTACGCTTGCATGCAGACCTCTTGAAATCCCTCAGAGTGTAACATGGGGAGCAAGAGAGAGCTATAATGGATTATCTGTTCGAGCAATCAAGGCTTACGATATAGACGAAGATAAAGAAGTTTTGAGATTTGATGTTCTTTATGGCGTGCTATGTCAAAACCCATCTTTTGGCTGCCGAATCATAGGATAATATAACAGGGGCAATACCGCCCCTGTTATAATTTTTGAACACTATTAAAGGAACAGCACACAAAATGGAAAAATTCCCAATATATATGTATCACAAATCATATGATGAACCACGCAGGGCGGATAACAATTATGAAAAGGTTGATCTTGAAAATCAGGGCTGGACGTCTGCTTACATTTACAAACCCTATCCCAAATGGGTAAATGGAATATTTGTAAGAAATAAAAGAGAGCATGATCTGCTTTTAGGAAAGAAAGAAAAAATTATTAAAGTAGCTTCCGAAAAAGTAGCCGTGAAAGATGATGGTACAACCGAATCTTTATCAAACTATCATTTTAAGGTTTTTAAAAAAGAAACAGGGCAGCGAATAGAAAACATGCAGTACAAAACCAGACAGGAAGCTTTGATTGCAATTAGAGCACTTACCGACAGGACAGGCGAAAAAAAAGGCACGTATGGAATTGTTGAGGACTAATCATGACTGCACAGGAATACATAGAAGCTGCACTTGAAGAAATCGGCGCTATCATGGTTGGTGAAACACCTGACTCGGCTACATTGACATGGGGTTTAAGAAAACTGAACACCATGCTGAAAACAATGTCTGCCGATGGAATTAATATATACAGACGTATTCACGAGAATTTTCCGATAGTTGCCGGTACTGCAGGTTATACAATCGGATCCGGCGGAAATTTTGATACTGACAGACCAGTTCTGATTGAAACGGCATTTACACAGGATTCTGATGAAAATACGGAAGTTTCCATCAGGCCGATACATGAATATTGGTTGCTGAATAACCGTGCCACGCGTGGAAGCGTGAATAATCTTTATTATGATACTGATTTTCCACTTGGCGTTATTTATCTTTATCATTCTCCAGACAAAACTTATGATCTCCATATTGTAAGCCAAAAACCGCTTGCCAATCCCGCACTATTATCAACCTCGCTTACATTTCCTGATGCCTATGAAGAAGTTCTGATTACGAAACTTGCAATCAGACTTGCACCAAGATACGGCGTTACGGTTAGTCCTGAACTTGTTGCAGCATCGAAAGAAGCTTACTCAAACCTGAAAGCATTGAACCTGTCCAGAACGTTGAAGAGCAAGAACCTGAATATTAATGGAGTAAATTTATCTTATAACATAAACAGTGATATATTATGATTACAGAAGAAGAAAAACAGGAAATTATTGATAAGGCTGTTGAAAAAGCATTGCTTGTTTTGCCGGAAACGGTCGGCACCATGATGATGGAACAGGCTGCTTTAAATAAAATCAATGCAAAGTTCTATTCTGATTATCCTGAATTTGCAAAAAGAAAGGATATTGTTGCAACTGTTATTGAGAAAATTGACAGCAAAAACCCGGGTGCTGATTATAAAGATATTTTAAAAAAAGCTGTGCCTGAAATAAGAAAACAGCTTGATATTGTTAACAATCTTGATACCGGAACCATGCCGCAGATAGACGGAATAATCTAATCATGATGCAAACCATAGCTGTTATAGATTCGCCGAAACTGTCAAGAGGCTTGCGTCCATCAAAACGAATGCCGCGCAACAGCGGGTTTCTTGTCAAAAGTCAGGGCGCGGTCGGCAAAGACGGAGTTTTGCAGGTTATTGATGACTTAACAGCCATTGATACATCCGTTATAACCGATGGTTTTCCATACCCGCAGATGTTTATATTTTCAAACATGATTCTTGTTTGCGGTAAAAATAAAATATACGAATATGTATATGGCGCTCTTGAATTAAAAATAACCGTTGTGTCTGGTACGTCATGGAGTGCTGTTGATTTTTTTGATTATATTTACATGAGTAACGGAAAAGTCGCTGTGATCAGGGACGGAAAGACAAAAACATGGTCAACCACATCAGACCTGCCGATTGCTTCTGCAATGTGTAATTATAACGGACAGGTTGTTATCGGTGCACCAGGGGTTGAAATATAATCATGGCAAATACAAATAACTGGCCTTTTGAGAAGCCTTCATCATCATATAACTGGGATACATTAAGGGAAAATACTGACCCGTGGGCATTTGAAAAAGTACCATCATCATATAACT